CCCGACCACCGGTGATAAATCCCGGATTTAGGGGTACCTACCCCTATTTATCGGCCTCCCGTTCTCCAAGTTCCGACAGGAACAAGAAGTCAAGGAGGTTCACCTGAGCCCGATTTGGGCGCGCCCGATAGCTCGGACACTCGGTCTGACGTGAGGAGGTTTCCACTCCTTCCTCATGCAGCCTATCGCGCTTCCAAGTTAAATTTAACCAATGACGGTAGCCGCCAAGTTCGGTCTCACTATCTATTGTGATTGCCTGGAGCCTCTTTCGAGGAAAGTCAGGCGTGACCAAGGAGAACTTGAGACTACAATCACGGCCACCCCAATATTGAGGAGGAACAATACCCTTCAACCAAAGCCAAATTTCTTCGACCTCGGGATCCAGTATCTTGTACGCGTCTTGAGCAGCCCACTTACGCAGGCTGTTGGCCGTATGGATTACGTCCAATAATGTCTCAATAGGCTTCCTCAAATAGAAAGGAGTTACGTCGAGGCCATTGTGATAATGACCCCCGCAGGATTCCCTAAAGGGACCCTCAGTGAAGGATTTATCGCGGTTCGTTTGAAAACCGAAGATCGATAAAATCCATATGAGATCCTGCGCCATCATGGTTGGACATATTATGTCGTCTCCATAAACGGATATGACGCCCGGAGTCCCCGTAAAATAGGCGGTGGCTTTCGAGAGAGCCCAAAAGATCAGGCTCTCTAACTCGAAAGTAAACCCATTACCCATCGACGAGAACATCTCGTTCCGATGTAGTTCGTTATCGATCCACGTGTTTTCGCACCGAAGTGCGTCAAGCAACGTGAACCAACATGTCGGCAGTAACAAGTAAACCAGTGACGATGTCACCGAATCACTTGCACTACTGAGATCTAACGTGGCTTGAAGGCCACTCTTCGATCCTTCGTAGGCATGCGACCGATTAATCGATTGGTCGTTCAAGTCGATACCGACACGCTTGAGGCACCGGCGGATTTCACCGCCGAGGCCCTTTTGCATGAACATATTCAGATCCGGCTCTTTACAAGCACAGCGATCTATATCGGTTTTCTTTGGAACGGTGAACATCACGTTTCCTTCGACGATCGTAAGATCGGCCTTGTTAAAGGGCCAACCTGGTATTTCTTCAAGGAGATCCTCGAATATTTCCCAAGCCCTCGCAGTAGCGTGTGCTTCTCCGACGTACTTCATCGCAGGATGCGATTCGGTACGGTTCCGGCTGGTCGATGCACCCCCACTAAATGATCCGATTAAGGATTCAAATGGTGGCACCTCGCCAATCGTAGTTTCGATTAACAGTCTTGTCCACTCGACGAATGAATCGAACCGAACCCGCGGTAAAATTTGATATTCCGCGGGATAAGTTACGATCCTATCATTCGTTGCAGCATTATCCGCTTCCGCAGCAAGCCATTTGTTAATGGCGCGTTGTCGGCGGACAGATGCCGGGTCCGTGTCATCAGACACGAACTTATCCAGAATGGCTCCTTTAAGGTAATCGGTTTTAATCGACCATCCCGTCAGGGCCTGAATTTTCTGGATGAACTCGGCTGTTATCGACTCGGGTACTCGTTGATTCGCGCACTTCCGTGCGGTTATCTTTCGAGTGCTGCTCATAAATTGGTACTCCAATAGTCTGAGGAAGTTGTATACGACTGTATACAACTAACAGGAAAGCGAGGATTAGACCAAAGACCATAATCATTAAGCCGAAGCTTAACAATACAAGATCTCGGCTTCCACCCCGCGCATCCACCACCTCATGGCGAACCATGAGTTAATAGATGCCCTGGAGCTTCGTCAACATATCATTGGGAACAGTTGCAGCCGTCGCAAGCGACGAATACACCTGGCCAACAACATCCTTCCGTTCCTGTTCGGTGCTAGTTGCAGCGAACTTGAATTCCACATCGCAATAGGCGGTTCTCACCACCACAGGCGTTGTGACACCGTTGATCGTCTGATCATTAACGATGGGGAAGGCGAACGTCATCTTGGCAACATAGTTGCCAGCGCCGTTCCGACGAAGTGACAGCGAAACCCGCTTGTCACCCACGGGAACACCCGTGGATTCTACGACAGTCGCGACGCCTTCCACAATGTCCCTAGGGACAAAGGTGTGGGCGACCGGTGTGCCGGCCCTGTCCGTGAGGACGAGGTTTGCAAGTTGAGGCATATAATAAAGTCCTTAACTTAGGTGAGCGGAATTGCTCAGCCTAGATTGGATAACGCGACCTAGCGCCATCCACTACCATGCTTAATTGGTAGGGTCTGGTTCCAGAGTGCTAACGCATTTCTGGTATGGGTTTCAGAAAACGGATTCTTCGTTTTAGCATAAAACGATGGATCAGGAAAAGAATAGACGGGATTTCTCCGCATCTGGAACTTTTCTATCTTCACCGTCCCATCTGTAACGATGGTATAATCACCTTGAGCCGTGAAACGAGTTTCTTGTTTCGTTTCACGAACCTGAGTGACCGAACCCGAAAGGAAATCCAATCCCGCCGAAGCGGTACATGCATTAAGTGTGTTACCAACCGGTACGAACCAGTCAATAGCAAAAGACCAGGGAACGAGTTCCCAAGCCACACTTAATGGATTAACAAGGTTCCACTGGTTTGCTTGACGCAACTCAGGTATGGAAATAATGGCATCAAGCCTGCAACTCGCTCGTTCGTCAACGGTATAACTACCGGTGAAGTTCGAGTCTGGAACAGACGGAGAGCCACTACGTTGGAAACTTTGAGTGGATTTACCAGTGACAATTAAGTCACGGCCAACCTCCTCATGAAACTTAGTATATCCATCATGGATATCATTCAGCAACGGTTTCCAACCGAACTGATACTCCAGCCACAAGTTAGCTGGGTATCGTCCTGTTAATACATCTCGAGCATTCATCCCTAGCTCGCTCAGCACATTGCTGAACTGGCCTTTCTTTAGAGCAAGCATTGCTCTCCAGATTTTGGATGCATTCCCGGCGACCATGCGAATCGTTTGTTTGCCTTCACCGATGTTAGAGCCTAAATCGGCCTTACCGTTAGCGAGTTTCGCTAACGCACCAGTTGTTGCACCATTCCAAGCGTTTTGGTCGAAATTGGGTATCGCGGCATTGCCGGGACTCCAACCCCCACCGTTTAACGCAAAGAATACGTCTCCACCACCTCCGAAAGGAAGTCCATCCCAAGTCGACCCGTTAGGGTACGATGTACGGATATGTTCCAGCTTCACGATATTATAAATATCGCGATAATACTCTGTGGGCATACGCCAAGGCGTGCCCCCAGGGAGTATTCGGACGTGAGTTTTCTCCCCACTTTTGAAGTTATAATTTTCAAAGTGACACCAGCCGTAGTTTTGACCCCACTCCCAGATAGGAGGTGAGTTACCTTGGCCGGTGTAAAGAGGAGAAATAGACATCAAACGACTCCTAAGATTAAAGGAGGACAAAGTTTGAGTTTAAGCAGTAGGCTATCTGACCTACAAACTCCACCATCCACAGAGAATCTCTGTGAGCTGGGCCTTGCCCAGATCCACCACGCTTGCGCGTG